AGCTCAGATTGCAAGAGAAAACAATATGGTAAGGGCGTTCGCTATTGCACCCACTGCCAGTTGCAGCTATCGCAGTAGAGACCTAGACGGCTTTACATGCACACCCGAGATAGCACCCCCAATAGCAAAGATGGTTGACAGAGACTCCGGCGAGTTCGGTGTAGAGAGAGTCAACTATGGCGACGTTGAGATTGCAAGTGAAGTAGGATGGGACGCATACAAGCGTGTAGCAGACGAAATCATGAAGATGCTCGATAGGACAGGATTGCTTCATGGCTACAGCTTCAACAGCTGGAGCGACATGATTAGATATGATGAAGCATTTATAGAGGAGTGGCTTGGAAGTCCACAGACCTCTTTGTACTATTCATTACAAGTTATGGGCGATGTCCAAGATAAGTCTGACGCTTATGCAGCACTTGGAGATACTGACATACAGGATTATTTGGATGGTATTCTTGATAACAAAATCGAATGTGACTGCCAACAATGAACCCTTATACAAAATTATTAGAAAGAAAAAGAACATGGACTCCCGTAAAACCCACCAAAGGGGAGGTAAGATCTGGTGCTGAAGAAACCATCAAGCGTGCTCTCGCAATACGTCATATGGAGCTACCAGTTGGAGAATTTATTTCACAAGGCTTGGAGAAAGAAGTCCCGCAAGCAGCGAGGACACTTCTTGAGTCAAACGTTAAAGATGAGATTAAGCATGATCTCGCTCTGGGCTTCATTGTTGAATCCCATGGGGCTGATCCCATTGCTGAAATGGAGGCGATAAGGTTAAGAGATGCTTGGATACAACACCCTGACCATACTATCACAAAGGCACTCGTTGCAGAGCGAGCTATATTCTTTGTTCTATTGCCTATGTTTCGCTTTCTTGGTGACGCTGCTCTTAGAACAGTATCAGCTGATATTTCCAGAGATGAACAGATACACGTGGCAACAAATAGTCTCGTATGTCGTGAGCTTGGTCTTGTTCCTAGCAATTCTTTGGATAAGCTTAGGAAGGCAACTATATCTTGGGTACTACAACCCCTAAAAACTTCACCGGACAAACACCTAGACAAATCATTTTGGCTGGATGCGAGCGACCGGCTGATGTATGAAGGCAAAGCACCACAGTTTGCCGACACAAAAGCAGCTCGCATGCCAGCGTTCTTTGAACATGCAAATACAAACCTCCCACAATACGCTTAAATTTTATTCAGAGAAACTTGAGAAACTTGTAGAGGATTTGGAAACTAAGTTCGCTTGGTATCCAATCCACCCCAAGGAGGATCATGCCTCCATTATGTACAGAGCCGGGCAAGACTCGGTTGTACAATATGTAAAATCAATTTTAGAAGACGATAACAATGTGCCTATTTAGATCAGCACCACCAACACCTGTATCTACACCAGCACCGATTCAGCCTAGAAACCCAAACCTAGTACAAGAGTCACAGCTGCCCACTAAGAAGGAGCTAGTTGACCCAGATGAGGTTACTGGAGTTGAGTACGGAACAACTGCCAAAAAGACTGATGCTAGAAATACAGCAAAAGCAACTGGTACAGATGCACTAAAAATTAATGTAAACACAGGAGCCGGAGGAGAAGCCGGTGGAACTGGAGGACTAAATGTATAAGGCTAGGGAAAAGTATTCAATGCTATCATCAGGAAGAACACAGTTTCTTGATACAGCCGTTGAGTGCTCAGAACTTACCCTACCTTATCTCGTTAGACAAGACGATGATGCGTCAGGCAAACGAACTCTACTACAACCCTACCAATCAGTAGGAGCCAAGGCAGTGGTCACACTAGCAGCAAAGCTTATGCTTGCTATGTTGCCACCACAGACAGCCTTCTTCAAACTACAGGTCAGGGATGACAAGCTAGGAGAAACACTAGATCCTATGATGCGTAGTGAGTTAGACCTATCATTCTCAAAGATTGAGAGACTGATTATGGACTACATCGCTGCATCAAATGATAGAGTCGTTGTCCACCAAGCTTTGAAACACCTTATTGTATCTGGTAATGCCCTAATCTTTATGGCAAAAGATGGGTTAAAACATTACCCACTAAACAGATACGTCGTCGAACGGGACGGTAATGGTAATGTTATAGAAATAGTAACCAAAGAAATGGTTAGCAGAAAGGTATTAGGGATAGCACCCCCACCTTCCGAAGAGCCAAATGCAAATGGCAGATATGGTGCTGATGGAGATGACGCAGAGGTGTATACCTGTGTCAAATTGGATGAGAGCAGCGGTAACTGGAGATGGCATCAAGAAGTGGATGATATGATCCTAGCAGGTAGCCAGAGCACAGCACCGAAGAACGCCTCACCATGGCTAGTACTCCGATTCAATACAGTAGACGGCGAAGACTACGGACGTGGTAGAGTTGAAGAGTTCATTGGAGACTTAAGAAGTCTTGATGGATTATCTCAAGCTCTTGTAGAAGGAGCAAGTGTGGCAAGTAAAGTTGTCTTTCTTGTGTCACCATCTGCAACAACCAAACCCGGAACTCTTGCCAAAGCCGGAAACGGAGCTATCATACAGGGTAGACCAGAAGATGTAGGAGTCGTGCAAGTCGGTAAGACGGCAGACTTTGCTACAGCTGCACAGTTAGCAGCACAGATAGAAAAGAGAATACTCGAAGCTTTCTTAGTTATGAACGTAAGAAACGCAGAGAGGGTCACAGCTGAAGAGGTACGCCTTACACAGCTAGAGCTAGAACAATCGCTTGGCGGTCTGTTCAGCTTGTTAACGGTAGAGTTTTTGATACCCTACCTCAACAGAACTCTGTTAATATTACAGAGATCAAACCAGATACCAAGACTACCTAAAGATGTCGTGAGGCCAAAGATAGTAGCTGGTATCAACAGTCTAGGCAGAGGTCAGGATAATGAAGCTCTAACTAGATTCATAGCCACTATTGCACAGACACTAGGGGCAGAAGCTTTGATGAAGTTTATTGATCCTTCAGAAGCTATCAAACGTTTAGCAGCCGCACAAGGTATCGACGTACTAAACTTAGTCAAGACACCTGAGCAACTAGAGGAGGCTAAACAGCAAATGTTACAGCAGAAGGCACAGCAATCACTTGTCGATCAGACTGGTCAGATTGCAGGCACACCACTCATGGATCCATCAAAGAACCCAGAGTTGGCTGACCAAGCTTCAGCAGTAATATCACAATTTACACAACCACCAGAACAGTAATATGGCAGAAACACTATCCTACCAAGAGCCACAAAACGTAACAACAGTAGACAACCTAACAGCTGAGGAGCAAGACTCCTTAGCCGTTGGTGAACAACTTAGCGAGCAACAAGATCAGTTATTAGCTGGTAAGTATAAGAACGCTCAAGAGTTAGAAAAAGCCTACATAGAGTTACAAGGTAAACTGGGAGAGAGTAAAGAAGATACAGAAACCACCACAGCAAAAGAGGAGCCCGAGGAAAAGCCTACGCTATCTGAGGGAGCTACTCTTATTACTTCTGCTTCTGAAGAGTATTTCGCTAATAACAATAAGTTATCAGACGAAACTCTAGCCAAGTTCTCATCCATGTCTAGTCAAGAGTTAATCAAAGCTTACATGGAAGTACAATCGTCACCTGAGTTTCAACAGCAACAGGCAGCACCAGTTGAAATATCTGAGGCACAAGTTAATCAGATAAAAAATGCAGCCGGTGGTGACGCAGCATATTCAAACATTATTAACTGGTCTAAAGCTAATCTTCCAAAAGAACAGCTTAGTGCTTTTGATAATGTTGTAGACACAGGTAATGTGCAGGCTATCAACCTTGCAGTTGCTGGCCTCAAAGCACAGTACGATAATGCTAATGGAGTAGAAGGTAGAATGGTTACAGGTAAACCACCAACAAACAGCGGTGATGTCTTCCGCAGTCAAGCTGAGTTAGTCGCAGCAATGAGTGATGCTCGCTACGACAGAGATCCAGCTTACAGACAAGACATAATTGAAAAACTTGACAGATCAGATTTGGAGTTCTAACTATGCCCGGACATTACGGTGGCGGCAAAATGCCAGCCAAGAAAAAGAAGACAATGAAGAAAGGTGGTAAGAAACAATTACCAGCTGCTCTCAAAAAGATAATCGAGAAGAAGAAGAAGAAGGGGATGAAGTAATGCCTTCTAACCTAAATCAACCCGGAGAAAGTAATCCTTACAAAGATTTTAAGGACTACACTGGGGCAAAACCTGAGCCCTTCAAAGATCAGGGCAAGAAAAAGAAGAAACCACAGTTCAAACAATTACCTTTGGACTTAGCAACTGTTGAATCATTTAGAAAAAAACACTCGCAATCAGTAAACACATGACACACCACAACCACGAAAATCAGAAATGGCATCCAGCAGAGGAGCTTAACGGAAGACTAGCTATGATAGGCATAGTCGCAGCTCTACTCAACTACGCTTGGACAGGGCAAATCATACCCGGTATTTGGTAATGCCTAAGCCAGCTGGT